CCTCCACTGATAGATACTACTGGTGTATTTTGGAAATCAAAACCACCATCAATAATATTGATTCTATCAAGACTTCCTTCCACTGCTACTGTACCAGTTGCACCAGTGCCTACTGAATCACGAATGACAAATCTTGGAGGATTGATTACATCATATCCTGATCCACCACTAGTAACTGACAATCCTTTAATTTTACCATAAAAAACGGAATCGTCAGACTTATAATTAAGAAGTTCAACACCATTTATGAACATCCCATTAAAACCAGGGAGAGTTGTGAAGTCTCCAGCTCCCCTATCAACTAACTTTGTAAACTTTCTAAAAATCCCTTGTGGTGAAAGAGATTTTTGATAAAAATTAAAGTAACAAAATTCATTATCAGTTACAGTTCCAGAGAAAGTTACATATTTTTCTGCAAATAAATTAGCTCTACTTTTTGACAATTTTATTGAAGTGTCATCATATTTTCTCACATAATAAACAGATTCATTCAAACCTTCAAACTGACTTATTGTGACAGTCGTGGTAGAAGATCCATCTGGATAAGTCGTAGTGTTTATTATTCTTCCATGAGAATAATAAACAGCATCACCAGTATAAAAACCATGATCTCTTTTAAAATCAATGATATCTGTACCTTTATCAGAAGCTGAACCAGAGAATGTTATTTTTTTATTATATGGGTCAGGTGGTGTGTTCTCATAGAATGGGAGTGAATTTGATGCAACTATAACATCACCGTCAAAGTTAGAATATGTGTCTTGTACGTTTGCAATATACTTGTTAAGAAAACTATACTTTGGAGATTCCACTTTGAGAATTTGATTCTCAACTTTCCAGGTATTATTGACTTCTAGTCTCTCATCAGACTTAACAATAAAACTATTTTTAGAAGTAACTCCTATGACTACAGCATTAATATTATTATTAAAGTTATCAGACAATATAACTTTATATCCAGGACTCATATGATGAATATCATATGTATTGATAGAATACTTATTTTCAAGAACATCAGTTAATTCAATTGATGATACATTATAGTAAGACCTAGTGTTGTTTAACCACTCTGATGAATTGATTGAGAAATCTTCAATACCGAGAGATTGAACATTAACAGTGTCACCCTTTTGATAATTGAAATTATCCTTCTCTACCTTTAATTCTTTAAGAGTTGAAGTAATTTTTACCCTTATTTCTTCACCAGTACCGATTCCAATATATGCATGAGCATATTCATCGAGTCTAATATCCGTCGCTTTGATCAATGTGTTTGGGACAGGATCAACATTTAAAAATTGATTTACACTCTTTCCAGTATATGCAATTGATAATATATTATCGTCAATATCAATAATTTCAAGTTTTCCAGTTTCAGGAAAACTCAATGTCGAATCAACATCAATGATTGTTGAACCAGCAGCAACCTGTGTCAGAATCTTTGTTTTTGGATTTGGTCTAAAATGACCATATAGTGATCCATCAGTATTAATATCTCTATCATATCCATAATCAATACTGAGTTGATAATAATCACCACCACCGTACTGAATTTGAACAGCACGAGTTACCGTTCCACGAGCACCAGAAGAATTTTGGAAAAGTGTAAGACTTTGAAGATCTAGTGGGTCACCAATGTCTTTTTTTACAACGATGTCCTGAGTTACACTATATGTTGAGTCAGATGGTCTGAATAGAAATTGACTTGGACGAATGATATCAACATTCTCACCAAAGAGCGCTTTGAAAAGTATCTTATAAGATAAGTCTGTTCCTTTTGTCTTATAGAAACTCTCACTATTGATAATGAAGTTTTTTTGATTTGTTTTTAAATCTCTATTACCAAACCCTGGACTGATCTGAGACTTTAATTTTTTAAAAAACTCTTGCAGTAATAGAACATTTAAATTTTCAATTACATCACCATCAGAGTGTTCTTCTGGTATGGTAGATTTTTCAAATTTTAATCTATCTGGGACATTAGATTTATATGCACTAATTCCACTAAATCCTCTATGACAATTTTGAAATGTTGTTTTAGTTTTTGTCTCATACATTATAATCTCATCACCAATTTTGATGAGACCATTCCTATCTATAAATCCATCAGTATTATCTTCTACAACAATATCTGTAGCTACAGAATCGATATCATTTCTAAGTTCTGCATTAGATACTAATTTAGTAAGATTATCTACATTTACATACTTGTCAATATTCTGCAACAAGTCAAGTGTGGCACCTTGAGATTCCTGAGAAACATAGTACTGTTCCAGGAATTCTGAAAGAAGGGGAAAATCTTCTCTTATAAAAGATGGAAGTTGACTCGCAACTGTATCTTGAAATTTGACTCTATCTATTGTCATTATTTCCTATCGTGTGAGTGATCCGTTTGAATAGCTCGATGTTACAGTGTAGGTGCCACCTGATACATCACTTCCTGAAGAAATTGAATCAGGAATTGGAGTTACATTTAACTTGGAAGAATCCAATTGTAAGTAAAGATCTTGAAGACCAATTACATCGTTTGAATGGGGACAAGCTGAAATTTCAATGAGGGAAGTACCACGAACAACTTCTGTTGACAACACATTCAATGGATTCAAACTAATGAGTCCTTTTTTATAATCAATAGTTCCAATATTTCTCTTCACAATAACTGGTTCAGTTGGTGATCTCAATTTAAACAAGAAAATTGTTCCAGTTCTTAAATCTGAATTTGGTGAATCACCCATATAAACAGTCCCACTGATACCACTTACAGTAAAACCAGAAGTTTTAATATTAAAACCAATTTGACTCTTAATATGAATTTCATTTCCAAATCCAACACTATACTCTACAAACTGATTTGGAAAAGGTGATAAGTCTCTTCTCATATTAATTGTGGTAATATTCGATGTAATGAATTCACTACTATCGTCAATCACTTTAACGAATTTACTATACTTAAATCTAGCCCCAAACTTATTTAACTCAGTAGAATTAGCGTAGTTTATAATATTATTAGTCACCGAAGATACTACTTGTGATGACCCTGGTGATAGGTTGGAATTGTAATACACATTAGTATCAACTTCAATATACAGATACTTCAAATCAATGATCTCTGATACAATACCAGCTACAGAATATTTTTTAAGTTCAAGCTTAATACGTCTTTTTACTTCATCAGAAATGAATACTCCATTGTAAGGTTTGATGCTAACAAAAACTTTTCCATACTGTGGTGGATCGGTTTCTTCTCCACCAAATGCTGATACTGATTCGGCTTCTGGATAAATTCTTGGGATGAGTGATTCAAAGTCAGTTGATGTAACAGCTCTGTTTTGAGATGCATAGATGTTAGGTGCATATTTCTTAATCGACTCAATACTTTCAATTTCCTCTCCACCACTTGAAGCTTCATTCACTGTTAAACCAGAAATACCAGAAGTAACAGAAATACCATTCTGATCTTGAAGTGTTCCAATGTATGTGAAATTGGAAAGACTATTTGCTACTGATCCACTACAAGACAAATAAGTAACTTCAATTTGATTTGGTTCCTCTAGTGCTTTACCAAAGACATTATCACCAAACAATATTTCATATGTCTCTCCTTCAGACTCTTTTAAAAAATAAAGAGGTGTATCTCCATCAACACCAACTAGATTATCATATCTTGTATATTTTCTTGTAACAGTATTTCCAACAGACTTTCTCCATAGTACATTGATAGTGTCAGTATCGATTCCACTATTTGGTAATATAAATCTCTGATTTGGGAGAGATGCATTTACAGTGAATGTTGAATTTAAATATGAACCTTCATATACATCAATATTTTCAAATACAGCTGTACCAGTTGAATCTACGGGGACAGTGATGTCCTCCATGATACAGTAAGTGAATGATTGTTTATTGAAGTTTGAAGCACTCAATGCAACAGGACCAGCTTTAAGTGTCATTGTTGATACATTAGAACCTGATGCATCAACTGAAAAACTAATATTGGATCTACTCGATTTCCTTGACCTAGGAAGATATCCGATGTTTCTAGCAATTGATACGACATTCTCTCTTAGTGTCGCACTATCAAGAAACACTTCATTCGATACCATGTTGGCATTGTATGAAGAGATATATGTGTTATATGCTAACGTGTCTATGATGGTCGATAAGTTTGATCCCTCAAAATCATAATCCGTAAAATTAGAATTAGCTCTGAGGTAGTCTTTGATGGACTGTTTGATCTCATCAAAATCGACATTGCTGAAATTTACTAAAGGCATCTTACCTAGTGGGTTCTAATGCGAACTGGAGTTGTTGTGTACTTGCTTCAATACCAACGATATCATATGTAATTGTTACGTTGAACTCATGAGCGTCAACGTCAGGTGATACGTTGACAGAATCAAGTTTAACTCTTGGTTCAAAGTTATTAATTGTATTTTTGATTTGAGTTTGAATTGCAAAAGCAGTTTGTAAATCAAAATTTTCAAATAGTAATCTATAAACTTCAGACCCTAATGCTGGATTAAATGGTCTTTCACCAGGAACTGTTAGTACAAGATTACGAATAGATCTTGCAATAGCATTCTCATTATGAAGTGCAATTAAATCATAATTCAGAGGATTAATCTGAAATGACGCACTCACATCTTTGAAAGCTTTACTAATCCTTTCTGCTGGCACCTTTTTAGATACTATAAATCTGCTTTATTTAGGTGTGTTCTGACAGAGTTTGTTGTCCACACTTACATACATGATCTGGATGACTGCAGTCCTCCTCAGATTCAAAGAAACCATCCTCATTTACAATTCTTTTATTCTTTGGGACTTGATTATCGTTATTGATTTCTCTAAGCAGATTGTCTTCCATTGTACTTAAAATATAATTACTATCTATGGATCAGCATAACGTCCATCTTGTGAATGGTACATATCAACTGTATCCTCTTCCTTACGTTCCTTAGAGGTCTTCCAGAAGTATTCATCCTCTCGTCCCATACCAAGACGTTCAAATCCATTCTCAACAGAATAATATTGAGTTGATACCTTGAAGTCTGGCATCTTTGGATCCTCAGGTGTTAAACTGTTATCAAAGATACGCATTCGATTGTTTGGATACAGTGCATACTGTCCATTCTCTAGTTCAATCAGATTGTGTGACTTATGTTCTGCTGGATTCTCTGATGTTGCACAATCAATTGCATCAGGATCTTGATGATAGTTATCTAAGGTACAGATATATGTTCCCTTCATGATACCATGATCTCTTGTATAGAGTTCATAATCCATACTTCCAATAAACTGTTTCTGAACAGTTACCACACCATAGTCCATACAATT